ACACCACTTCAGCAAAAAGTCTTACCAGTAAATGATGATTTTTTCGATTTAAAAGAAAAACATCCGCTGGTTTGGGATATGGCTTCAACTTTTGATAGAGTTAACTGCAATTTTGAACTCTATGAAAAGAGCCTCAAAAAAGGTGATGCACAACCTAAAAAACCAATTGCTGATCCACTTTGGGAGACTGCAAAAGAATATGCTAAAATACATGTTGGATTCTTAACTGGATCCCACCCTACAGAAACTTTTAGTATAAATAAAACAACCTCAGCTGGAGTTCTTGGAAAAATTCTTGGTAAAAAGAATAAACAAGAACTTTTAGAGGATGCTGATCTTTTGGAAACTCTCATGAGTGAATGGTACGCGCCTGTTTACTCAGCTGAAGCTAAAGATGAAATTCTCTCCAAATATGACATATTGGAGCGACAAAAACTCAGAACTTTCTTCAGTTGTTGTACCGTAGGTCTTTTATGGCAAAAGTATTTTTATTCTGATCAGAATAAGAGACTTAAACTTAAAGACTCATGGATTAAATATGGATTCGTCAAGCAATTTGGAGGTTATAGTGATCTAGTTGGTAACTATGAAACCTGTGACTTTAAAGGTAGTGGAGATGTCTCCGGTTGGGATCGCTTTTTTCCTCTTTTAGAGGATGTTTGCGAACTGCGTCGGAGCTTTCTAGAGGATTCTCTTGAAGACCATGAGAAACATCGTTTGGATTGGGTCGAGGAGTTTCTTATAAACCATTATGTAATAACTAAAGATGGTTGGATATATAGAAAGTCCATTGGAAATCCTTCAGGAAGTAACAACACAACTGAAGACAACTGTTTAGGTCATCTTATGATATTTTTCTACTATCTTCTTAAAATGTGGCATAAAGTACATTTAACAGTGGCCACTTATGAAGATTGTGTGAATTTTGGAGAGGCTTCCATTTATGGTGACGACAATTTATTTGGCCTTAGAAGCCCCGTAATTGGTATCACTACCGAGGAACTGTCAGTATTGGCGCAAGAGACTTATCAAGAGGTCTTTGCAGCGTTCGGAATGCCGGTTAAGTTTTTGAAAACTGAAACCGGGTTCGGTCCTATTACTTCAGTCCAAGAAGGTGGTGATTTGGAATTCTTAGGTAGTCTCCCCGTTCAAACTGAATGGGGTTTACTTCCCAAACCAAATTGTTCTCACCTAGCTTCAAGTCTTCTAAGTTTATTTGGTTGCACAGAAACATTTGCTGTTGTTAGTAAAATAAAAGCGGCACTTGATCTTTGTTTTCTTCTTAAGGAATATGACAGAGAGTGCGAGCTCATAACAAACTTTTGTTTTGACGCCTGCAAAGTATTAATTCAAAAGGAAGACTTACCTCTTAGTGATCAAATCTTTTTAAGCTCTGTTTTGAACAAAGCATATTGGCCATTAACTCTAGTAACCGGATTAGAATCCGGTTTAAGGGTGAATGACTTACAGGTTATTTTTTATCCTGATAAGGAGGATGGTAGGAATAAAAGTCATTACAATATGTCAAATAACGCTAGACAGAACAATAAAACTAAGAGAGAAGGGCAAAAAATTCACGAACTACAATTGAAGCTCCATGAAGAAAAACTCAAGAACAGAGCTAAAAACTCACGTTCTCGTGCTAATGCTTCTCATAATGAATGTGTAAATGCAGTAAAGAATCTTACAATGGGCATCATCAACCCCGATTCGGTTGGTGGGCTGCGTTGGCCGGATCTTTATTCAGAATCAACTTGTTCATATAAAAGTATTAATAATTTCTTTCTCCCCGTTAAACAAACTACTGCTATACCCATAGATAACTACCCTGATGGTAGTTTTTACTGTGAGGTACATCCAGAGTTAGAAAACACCGTAAGGTATTTACGGGAAATTGATGGAGTTTCTGAAGAACAGCAAGCTATTGCAGTACTCGATGAAGCTTCTTACGAAGCAACAAACCTTTATGGTTTGTATTCAGGAGATGTTAGGGTCCCCATGATGATTAAAGCTGGAAATGCTGGTACATTCGATCTAGTTCTTCCCTACCGTATGGTAGGTGGGAGCGAACAAATGATCAACTATGTACCTGCCGACTCTAATCTTGGCAATGAAGGATTCTACTATCTCCCTATTCGAGGACTCTCTCCGTCGGGTCTCGAATCTATGGTTTCCATAGATTGGACAACAGGCTATACAGCAACCCCCTTCAATGTTTCAATGAAACTTGAACAAGTTGCTTTAGACGGAACAGTCTTAACCTCAAGCACCTCAGCTGGTGTTACCTTTTCAAACGTAACAAGTACTCATACTCTGACACTTGTCACGAGTCCAAATGATTTGTTTAGTTATAAAATTAGGGTCACACCAGTTAAAAATTCAGGTTCTCCAGTCTACGTAACCTTGACACATGTCCGGTCAAACTACTCAGCCGACGATTTAATGTTGGAAGTAGAACCAATTCCGGATCTTTCACAATTAGTGTCAGACGTTGAAAAATATAGAGTAACAGCACAAAGTGGATTAGTCTCCTACTTTGGGTCCACCCTCACAAATGCAGGTTTTATAACAAGCATTTTATATAGAGGTGGATTCCCAAGTACCATGGCTGGTCTTGTTGACTACTCTTCAATTTCTGAGCACCCGTCATCCTATGATGGGGCATTACGTGATGGCAGTTATGGTTACTGGGAAGGTATGGACTCAGTTGACTATTCTTATCGGACGGTGCAATCTCTTCAATCCTATAAGAGACCTTATTTGGTCTTTACTGGATTGTATAATGGAGATGCTTCGTCTGGTCAAATTAGTTCTTTAAATGTTCTTCGAATGAGAGTTATTACTTTGGTAGAATTTACTTCTAAATCACAAGTCTATGACTCTCTTCCAAGTCCAGTTTGCCTGAACGCCTTAGCTGAAGCAATGAGAGTTCTTGGCGGAGTGCCAAATACCATGGAAAATGGTAAACATTTCGCCAAATTGAAACAAATTGCCTCAAAAGCTGGGAAGACTATGTTATCATTAGGTCAGTTCGCTTGGAACCACCGAAAAGAAATAGAGCAAGCTTATAAAGCTGCAGTTCCTGTTTTAGGAACTTTTCTTTAGAGTGGATTACATTCAAACAAAAATTTTTTAGTCCTGGGCAAGACAGAAAACTGCAACCGAGGT